ATGGCTACGATTAGAAAGCGTGGAGAAAGTTGGAGGGTAGAAATTGCGAAGAAAGGTATTCGTAAATCTGCTACTTTTTCTACCAAAATAGAAGCGACAAAATGGGCTTTGTTTATTGAGAGCCAGATTGATGCGGGGGAATATTCGCCTGTGCCTAAAATGACTTTTGCTGAGTTGATTGATAAGTATGTGGAAGAGGTAACACCGAGTAAAGGTGGGGCAAGATCGGAGGCGTTGCGGTTAAATCGGATTGTAAAAACACCTTTAGGTGCAGTATTGTTAGAAGAGTTGAGTAAAGCGGACTTTGAAAAATGGCAGGAAAAACGTTTGACCGAAGTGTCGGTATTAAGCGTGTTGCGTGAACGGGTAAGTTTATCAGCGGTAGTTACTCAAGCTATTAAATGGGAATACTTGAAAAACAATCTGCTTTCCTTGGTGGAAAAGCCTCAAGAGCCACCACCACGCACAAGGCGTTATTCGCAGGAAGAAATCGACCGTTTGTTGTTTGTATCTGGCTTTGATTTCGAGAAACCATCTGAAACAATGATTAGCCGTGTAGGAGCTTCTGTTCTGTTTGCGATTGAAACGGCAATGCGAGCAGGCGAAATCTGTAATTTGACGTGGGAGGATGTGAATTTTGAGAAATCCACCGCCTTTTTACCGAAAACAAAGAACGGGTTTGCTAGGACTATTCCGCTTTCGTCAATGGCGGTGAAAATTTTAAAACATTTGGAAAGTGTGAAAAACGAGGGAAACCCTACCGTATTTCAGGTTAAATCAGGTTCGCACGATACAATTTTCCGCAAAATGAAAGAGTTGGCAGGGCTAGCTGATGAGGATTTGCATTTTCACGATACGAGAAGAGAGGCATTATCTCATTTAGCAAAAAAAGTTGATGTGATGATGCTTGCCAAAATATCAGGGCATAGAGATATTAAGATTTTGCTGAATACCTATTATGCCCCAGATATGAGTGATGTGGCGGGGTTGTTGGATTAGGTGTATTTTTTCCGTTTGTGGCGGGTAAAAAAAGCCTTTACTTCCTCGCTTACAAAGAGTTTTTTCGGGTCTTTGTTGGTTCGGCTTTCAATATCGACAGGTGCAGGGAAACGTGGATCGGGAATAATGTTTTTAAAAACGTGTCCGTAAGAAAATCCCATATAATCTGCAATATCTTGAATTGTCCATAAGCCTTTTTCTACTTTTGGCGTAATGAGCAGTTTTTCAACCTCACAAAGTTTGGCAAAAAGCTGGTTGTTGCTGATTGGTTGTTCATCAAGTTCTTGTTTTTCTATTTGTTCCATTATTTCCCTCCAAATAATAACGCCCTTAAAACTAAGGGCGTTGGGTTAGTTTGATACAGGACAGGGGAAAGTGAAGCGTAATAATGTGTCAGAGCTTTGAGCGACTACTCTAATTTCTAATCTTGCTCCATCTTCAGCAATACTAGCGTAAATCAGTTCGTTTCTGTTGTATCCGATTTTTTCGGTTAACGAAATAGCGGACTTTAAGTATTCACAAAATAATGTTGCTTCAATTTTCATTTTCCATTTCCTCTTCAACCCGCTTAATCTCTAAATGATTAAGTAGTTGTCGTATTCCTCTGCGTTGTTTTTTATTCACTCTATCCCACCATAAACCAGTCGATGGATAGTAATCCAACGTTTTGCCGTTGTGTGTGATAATGTAATGCGTATAGTTCTTCGTTTGATAGCTAATACCATACTCATCTAATTTAGCTAACGACCGTTCAGCATTAGATTTTTTCTTTTCTCGTCGCCAAGCTCGATATGCTCTGAAATCTTCGCCAACATCCCCCATTTGTTTTTCGGTAAGAGTGAGTTGGTATTTGGGCATTTAAGCTCCTTGTAAGTAATAAAACGGGGTAAAGTAACAATCCATTACTTCACCTGTGAAGGGGTTAGCGTGTTGAATTTCTGCGGGAATGCCCAGTAGGGAAAGCTGAACAAAGCACATTTGCACGCTTTGTGACGCCCTTAAAACTAAGGGCGTTGGGTTATAGAATTATTTTTGCGAGTTGGTTAAAGGCGTTGTAGCCTTTGTACCAGTATTCGATGTTGCCTGTTTGGGCGAAGTTGTGCCAGTACCATTTGATTTGTAGGCGGAGTTGTTTTTCGGTCATGGTGCGTTCCTCAAATTTTGGGTATGGGAAACTGCCTCACGTTATTTCAGGTGAGGTCGGTTGAGTATTTAAGGTTTATTTAAATACTGCGACTGAGGTTGCGGATTCGTTGTAGTGTCCGATTGCAAGCGGTCGTTAATTTTTCTGACGGCTGGGTTGGTGGTGCGAATATATCGCTGAACCACTTCCAAGTTAAATTCTACGCTGTTTTGCTGATGACTACGGAATGGGCGTAATGCGTGCATTAGGGTTTCTACGCTTTCGGAAAATCTTGTGACGGCGTAGTAGAAGTTCTGCCAGTCGAGCCATTCTTGTTCGGTTAGCTCCAGATTATCCATTCGGTCAATCGGGGCGTAGCTGTTGCCGAGTGTGGCTAGAAAGTTGATAGCACCTTCAAATTGTGAGGGTTTGAGTTGGTCGTATTTGCCCACTTTAAACAGACTTTTAAGTTGGCGATAGATTTCTGCGTAACTCATTCCTGTTCGGTGATGAGCTTTCACGACTGCCTCTTGGATCGCTTGCTGTTGTTCTGGGTTAATCGTGCGTTCGGCTTTTCCTTTAAACCAGTAGTCGTGCAATGCTTGATAGCACTCTTTTTTGTATTTGATTAAGGTTTCACGAATTTCGGGTTTGCAACGGTTTACGTCGATGCCGAATAACCAGCCGTTTAAGTATTCGATGGGTAGGCAGACCATTTCGCGGTTTTTACCGTCTTCTGCAACTATGATCATCACGATCATAGTTGAATTTAAAATATCATCACGCTTAATACGGGCTAATTGAGCTTCCCACGCTAAACCGATATTTTCGCAAATCGGTTTCATTGCAGTGTAATGGACACCGTCTTGCTTGAATGTAACTAAAGATTGATTGTTGAATGAAATAGTTTGAGTAGAGATTTGATTTGACATTTTTTGTACCTGAAATTTTAGTTAGTAATTGATCAACTTTAGTATGGTTGATCGGGCTTCAACTACCGATTTCAGACGGCGGAACTTATTTCCCGTAGGTATTGTATTAGGCTCTCTCGACCCGATCATTGATTTTACTAAATGCTTAAATATAAGCATTTGCAAAATTTAGGTACAAAAAAAACACTTTTTGATCGGAGCGTTTAATAACCGACTGAAATAGATAGTGCGGTAATCATAATCCGATTTTGGCGGTGTTGTTAATGGTTAAGCAAATAAAACGCCCCTCTTTTCATTTCCTCTTCAATCTGTTTAATCTCTTGGCGATTCTGGGAGTGGTTGCCAGTGGGTGATATCTTTCACATCTACTGTATAAAGAGAATTATGTTTAACAAGGCATTCATATTCAGATGTTCGAAATAAAATCTTTATGTCCTTTTTATTAGTACAAGCTAAAAAATAGCCGTCAGAAGGGACTGGTTGGGTTTTCGCACTAATCCAACCGTTATTTTCTTTGCTCATAGTCGTTCCTTAATACCATTAAATTCTTTTTCCAATAACTCAAACAACTGCGACAACTCACTTGTCATTATTAGGAAATCTGCGTCAAGGCGTTGGTGGGCCTCTTCGTTTGAAATATCATCGTTCTGCTCTAAAACAACATCATCGAATTTTAATTTGCTCAACGTGCCGTCTGCATTCAGCGTAAAATTCAAGTGGTTTTCACGCTGAAGGGCTAAGCTAATTACAAGATTGCCCGCTCCAATTAAATTGAGGACTTCTTCAACTTCCAATAATTGGCGTTTAAATGTAATTTCATTATCAATGTTGAAATCCTTAAGTTTGCAATCCTCAAGCAGCGTAGCCCATTCAGGCGGTTCATTGTTCAGCCAATCGGTCATAATGGCACTAATATCAGCATTAAAACTCAGCGGCACAACAGGCAAGCTACCGAGTGATGTACGCAATAAAGCGAGAGCATCTTCAGCTCTTTTCGCACTGGAACTATCCACAAAAATCAAGTTCTTTCTAGTATCAATCCAAATGGCGGTGTGTGTGAACTTGTTGAAGGCTTGAGAGAACAATTTACTTACCACACCATCTTTGATTGTCAGCTTTTCGATTTTCTGTAATTTACGATCTTCTTTCTCTTCCAGTTCCATAATGCGTTTTTCGGTTTCCCGCTTAATTACATAAGCAGGAAGATTCTTCTCTTCTTTACAAGAAACAAGCAAAATATGACCGCTTGCTTGATGAGCTAATAAACCTGAATTGTGTAGCGGTTCAATCCAACCAAAGTGTGAATAATCGGATTTTTCACAGGATGTGAATTTAAGTAGGTACATAGCTTTCTCCAAGAAGGCGAGATTTTGCAACTTCAATGAGTAGTCGATATTCTCGTTTGATTCGTTCATCGTGAACTTCCGCAGATTTTTCAAGAAATTTATCAACCGTGCCTTTAAAACAACCGCGTGAAGCAAATAATTTACCTTCTTTCGTTTTAAAAACGGTCAGCGTACCATATTCAGTCCCTACATTTGAAAACCAAACAAGATCTTTCTTGCTACACACCCGAGTATTGTCAGACACCAGAGCATTGTCAGACACCTGAGCATCACCATACACTCAAGCATTGCCAGTATGAGTTAGGTTATCTTCTTTTTCGATATAGCCACCCAGAGAGCCAGCTACAACTACACCAAAATTAATAAGGGATTTAATGCGGTAGAGTGTTTTTCCGTTTGGCGTAGTGAGAGTGTCGTTTTGAAGTAATTCATATTTTTTCTGTGTCATTTTTAATTCTCCTTGTATGCTTTTAATATGAGAATATTTCCTTTGGGTAAAAAAAGCCCTCGCGTGAGGGCTCTTTTGTTAATTATTGTTATTTTAACGCATCTTTTAATGCATTTAAGGCATTATCAAGTTCAGTTGAAATATCTAGCAATTCATTTAGCTTGCGTTCATATTTTCCTTTTGCTTGCACTGCATTTAAGATAAGAGGGTTAAGCGTTTTACGCAAAGCATCTTTTTCAACTCCTTCTTGCTCTTTTGTTCTTGCTAATTCTTCCGCTTGTTTTGCTAACATTTTTAAAGATTCAATCGGCAATTGAGTTAAATCGGTTACTTTTTCCATAGTCGTTTCCTTTTGTTTCTGCTGTTCGATATATTGTTTTAATGGTTTACTGATAAAGCGAACTACAATGAGGTTAGGTTGTTGTTGCTTATTGCTTAACAGGGCTAATCCTTTCTCTTCCAGATATAAAAGGATTTGCCATACTTCTTTAAGTGATATTTTTTTTTCTTAATTTAGCTTTAGAAAACTCAAGAAATTTACCTGTTTTAGACTTTCTTTTATCCAAATATGAAATAAATTCTCCTGCGATTTCTAATAAATAATCACTTAAATCAGTCTTTTCTATTTCATTTTCTTCGAATAAACCTAATTTTTTATTCGTAATGGCTTTATCTCCTACAACTTTTATGACTAGATTATCGTAAGCTATTGCGGCTTCTCTTGCAGATTCGTAACATCCCCCATAATAGGTTTTCCCTTTATGAGTGAACTCTGCAAGCCAAGGCTTTTTTGCTTGTCCACTTGCTCTTACACCTCTAAAGCCTGCTATACCGATTCGGTTTAAGGCTTTTTGTTCGCTTGCTGTCAAATTCATTTAACTCACCATCTGCTTAATCAATTCATCATAATAGGTTTTAGCAGCACTCACACGGTCTTGGATTTTGGCGATGATTTGTTCGTCTCGCTTGATGGTAACGGTGGTGATGCGTTGGTTTTGGGGGATTTGCTCAACTAAATCAATATAACGCTCTGCTGATTGTCCATAACCTAATAGCTCTTCTGGCGTAGGGAAAAGCACGAAATCAATTTGTGCCTCTTCACAATCCCAGAGCCACATATAGCCTTGCATTTGAATGTCGTAGCCTGCTTTTTTGGCTTTGTCTTCCGCTTCATCAGCAAAGAATGGGTGTGTACCAATATCAAATGAACATTTGGTGTCGATAATCAGCTTACGGGTGGGCACATAAATATCGCACTCGCCTGTAATCCAATCGTTTTCCCGTCTTTCGATGTTCTTTTTCAACGGTAAGCCACGTTTTAAGCCGCTAAGTTTGATCGCTTCATTTTCTAGCATTAAGCCTTTTTCGGTGAACTTATTACCTTCAAATTGTTGCCAGCCGAAGAGGTCGAGCTTGGCAATTTCTCGCACGGCAGATTTTGCTGTGTCGGTAATTTTACCCGCTTCGCGGTCGGCTTTCGTTTTCGGTTCGCCGATTAAGCGATGTAGCATTGAGCATCTAGCTTTCATTTGATACAGGTGCTGCATTTTCCATTGCCTCTAAAATTTGGAACTGTTCTTTGCTGAATTCGTAGCCGTTATCACAAAGCTCTTGGAGCGTGGTTTCTTTGTTTTGAATGGTTTGTTTGAAGTTTTCAAATTGCTCATCCGATACATTCAACGCTACAAAATCCGCTTCTTCCACTTGATTATCAGGGTAGTCAAATTCTGCGTTATCCACATTTTTTACGACCGCTTGATCGGCTAACACAGCTTGTTGCATTTCAACAGAAAGCGGTGCTTGTTTGGAAAGCAGGAGCTTCATCACCGTTTTCAATGCCATCGCTTCGAAGTTGTCTGCCCATACACTCGTCGCCCATTTACCTTGTTTTTGTTTTTCAAGGTAGGTGCGGTAAGTTTGCGAATAGCGTTGTGCGTGCTGATCTACTTCTTGAGCGGTCATATACAATTCAGCGGTAAAGCTATTAACCAGTTGGAAATAAGCGTAGTAGCCAATTGGCTTTTCTGTCGGTTCTGGCTTTTGTTTCCAGTCGAACACATAGCCGTTGATCGGGTCTTCTTCGATAAGTTGCTTTTCATACACAGGCACAGCAACCAATCGCTTAAACTGCCCAGAACGCTGGGCCAGTTGGATTAAACCTTTATAACCTAGTTGGAATTGAGCTTGCCCTTTATAAGGCACGATGTAGGCAAAGCCTAAACCATTTTGAATCGGTAACTGCAAAGTGGCTGCCATACAAGCGGCGTTAAATACGCTCATCGGATCGGCATTACGCAGCATTGAGTTGCTATTCACAATTTGAAGTACGCTAGTTGTGAAACTTGCTGCATTCTTATTAAGCAAGTCTTGTAGTTTTTGTTTTACCGCGGGGCTTTCAAACAAGGTTTTAATCGGGAATTTGTCTTGTTGCGGTTTGGTTTGTTGAAGCTGGTTTGTCATTTTAATTTCCTTTTAATTGGATTAACCGCTTGCCCGTTACAATTTTACTAATACTATCAAGCTGATTAAGTTTAAGGGAAAGCAAGCAGTTAAATTCTTACAATGGTTTGCGTTCGCCCGTTATCGGATTGACCGAATAACAAGTGTTATCCCATTTTGGGAGTGGTGGTGGTCGTTTGGCAATCACGCCTGTTTCGGGCGTTTTTCTGGATTGCGGCATTTCAAGTGGTTGCTTGAAACGAAAGCCGTCGAGGGCGTTTCGTCTTTCGATTTCACGGGCAAGATTTACTATTGCGGCTTCTTTACTTTTGAGATTGGAGTTGTACACTATGATGCCGTTGTATCGAACCCGTGCGTACCAATAACGCCCTCCGTTTCGATGGGTGATTTCACAGGTGGCGTCAATCATGCGGGGCTCCTAAATTCACACAGATGGCAAGCGGGGATGTTTTGGGGAATCACGGGCTCAGGTTGGCTGTCGAGGCAACCCCCAAGACTTAAGACTGCACAAAAAAGCAGGGCGAAGAAAATGCCTGTCAGGACTTTAAGCAAGGTTTGCATTTTTCTCTCCTCAATGCACCCATTTCTGGGCGTGTTTAACTAATTCTTCTAGCTCGTAGATTTCGAGTCTGCGGGCGTAGGTGGGATTGCTTTGGTAGTTTCTTTGGGCTAACTTCAAAGCGATTTGGTATTTTTTAAGGGCTTGTTGTGCGTTCATTTTTCTTTCCTCTTTCGGTGGAAATTTCATCAAAAGCTTAAATTTAGGATGCAAAAAACCGCCCCACACCTTTTTAAGGTCTTGAGTGGGGTGAGGCGGTGGGAGTATTTAAGGATTACTTAATAACTGCTCGTTCAATGAGGCTGATAGCACGTGTCCAGTTTAGGCGTTCGGATTGTTGGAACGGTTCGACGAGGCGTGCGATGATGTCTTTGGTCTCGAGGTAGTGTCGTTTGTATTCGTGGTGGTGGCTGTAAGTCATTGCACTGAAACGTGAGCCAATTGCCTCAAGCGGTTTTTCGAGTTGACCGAGTAGGGTGTTCATTTGGCTGTGGGAGCACCATAACCAGACGAGCTGTTCGAGTTCGTATTCGGTAAATTCAAAGGTGTATTTGCGTTCGACAAGCGGTTGGATTTCTTTCGTTTTTTGCGAAACTTCACGATCTAAAATATCGAGTACCCATTTGCGGAAGTCTTTGGCGACTTTGGTGCGGGCGAACATGGTAATCAGGTGTGCACCACGAAGCGAGAAGATACGCACTTTTTGAATACCGCCTGCGGTAGGCATTTCGATAAGTGCGGTCATTTCTGCGGTAAATTCGTCTGCGTTGCTATTGTAGAGTTTTGAGATTGCCCTCAATGGATTTGCGTATTCTAAAGCTAAACCAAGATCGCTTGCTGTGATGTAAATTTGGTTGTGTTGATTGATAACCGAAAGAGTAGTGTTTTGAAAAGTTAGAGTTGTCATTTTGATTTTCTCGTATTAAGTTTAAAAAACTCATCACGAGTAACGCCAATTACTGGTGATGAACTGATCAAGATTGGCGTACCGTCATACGAGAAACGGCGGGTCTTTCGACCCTCTCAATCAGTCCATCATTGACAACTTTTGAAAGGGGTATCCGATTCGGATCGCCCTTTGAAAGGTTTGATTTTCTGATTTTCGGCTATAAAAAAAGCCGCTTTGAGCGACTGTCTTTCTAACCGCCCGTATGATTCAGGAACGCCAATTCCCGTCTTTCTGTTGAAAGTGGGGGTATCTTAATCTGAAGTAGGGGCGGTTGTCAATAAAAAGCCCCGAATTTTCGGGGCAGGTTGAGTTATTTTTTGTTGGAATACAGGAAAGCACCGACAATACTTACTAACCCTGCACCCATCAATAGTGCTGCTGAGGTGGTATCACCTAAATAAGCGAGATAAGCGGATAATCCTGTAAAGAGCCCTACAACGCCAAAAGCCAATAATTGACCTCGTTTTTGAATGCGTTGCTCTTCTTTACGCATTTCGATTTCAGCCATTTGTGTTTCATCTGCAATATCTAATGATTTTTCAGCCATTTTCATCAAGCGGTCTCCACCGTTAGGGATAGCTTGATTATATAAGCCAATATCTTCAGCAGCAGGAAGCGGACCAGAATGTACTTTTTGCTGATGAACCATTACAGCTTGAATTTCTGGCTCTTCCAAGATAGTTGGATTTCGTTTTACTGCTTCGATAATGTCTTGATGTTTTATCGGCTTGAGTTTATTGCTCATTTTGAGTTTCCATTCTGCGAGCTTGTTTCAAGCTTTCGCCTACACGCTCCCAAGATGCACGAATCAATTTATTTGCCTCTGCCTGCCCGTTTGTCGCAACGGTTGGAGATACGGCAACAACAGGGGCGATGTTCAAAATTGAGCCAAAACCAATAAGAAGATTGGCAACACATTTATGCTTTGTCATTTTCATATTGATTACCTTTTGTTGAAAGATTTCTTTAAAACCTACGTTGCATTATAAAACTACAAGGCGTGATGTCAATGTAAATAATACTTTGGGTATTGGTTAAACCCGCTCCGCCTCAATCATCGCATCAATGGCGTTATGCCATACTTCTGTATCTATCAGCTTGTCGGCTAAGATGCCTAAACCTGATGATTTCAGCCTTTTAAGCACTTTATTTTCCATTCGCTCAATGCGGTCTTGCATTGCATATTCAGGCGGTAAGCCTAATGCGTTGTAATCTTCGTAACCTATCATAAGTTGCTCCTTGTTTACCATTTAAAACAGCACACAGCGTGCCAAACATTAAAAAAACACACGTCTTACGTATGCTGTTTTAAATGGTGGCTCTAGTGGGAGTTGCACCCAGTCTTATGCTATATCAACCTTGACTTACCCTTTTCTGCAAAGGGTGAAACCTAGAGTCTAAAGGTGCCGCATTATTTTGTGCCCTGCGGCTTGGGGCGGAGTAGCCTTCAAACGGTTGGGGTGCCACCCCGATTAGGTAAGCTCTTCAAAGAGAGTGTGGGCTTTGTGGCTAAATCATTGCCCCCTTTTCTGCATTTCAGCAGAAAATCTTCATAGAATGCGTAGGTCTTATTGTGCTTCGCTCGTCCAAGACGGCTGCTGTAACTTGTAATCCTACGCGGCATATCGTTGCACGTTCTCCGTTTCTCGCTGGCTAAGGCAGTAGGCGGTCTTTGCCGTTGCTACTTAGAACCCGTTGGCTGATTGTGCGAATTGACCTTACACTAACTCAATCAGTCTGCCGAGCGTTACTTTCATCGTTGGTTTGGCGATATGCGTGTTTAAATTGTTAAAGAGCATTAAGTTGATTATTTAAAACAGCTTTAGTCTTCCATTCGTTTCGGGGCAGGTTGGTCGTTGTAGGCTTTGCCTCATTGATGAACCTTTCCCTCACTCTCTGTTAAAGCCGTTTTAAATAACGCCTCCGTAGAGGCATTGGTTAGTGAATCATCTCTACAAATTCTTCTGCGTAGTAGGCTAATAAACCTTCTTTTTCTGCATCGGCAAGGTGTGCTGCGAATTTGTCAAAATCTTTGCCGATGTTCATGTAAGTGATGTTGCTCATGTTGTAGCACTGAATAGGTCATTTAAGCTAAAACCTGTTTCTTGTTGCACTCTTACATCTAAAGCGTTTAATTCGGCTTCTGGCATTGGTTGTGCGTGTTGGTATTTGGTCATTCCTGCGATGATTGCATCTGCTAAGGTAGTCATTGTGTTTTCATTTGATTGGCTATTGATGTTCATTTGATTATTCCTTATTAAGGTGATTTGTTTTGATGGGCTTAGTTTAAGAAAACTTAAATTTCATGTCAAGGTAAAATTTAAGATAAATTAACTTTATTTTTAAGAATACTTAAATCTCAAATAGTTAGATATTTTTAATTGCTTAATTTTTGTTCGATTATTGGGTGGTTATTTGGATTTGTGAGCTTGATCACTGATTGAAATCACTATTTTTGTAAGAATAGAAAAACTTATGGAGGACTTATGAAAAAATTGTTTACTACTTTATGCCTTTTCCCTGCCATTGCTTTTGCGACAGAAACAGGCGAAAGCTGTGCCAAGGTTGAAGATAATACGAAACGTCTTGAATGCTACGATAGTGTTTTTGTGGAAAAAGAGAATAAAGCCGATGAGGCAAAAGAAGAAAATTCTCAATGGAAATACGAACAGGCAAAAGATGAACTGAGGAATGCAACAACGCATACTGCAGTGTTGATTTCTAGCAATACCATTGATTTTGGCTTTCCCTATAATGGTTCGTCAATGGATTTGACCTTACGCAAAGACCCTAAATATGGCAATGATGTGATTTTTTCTGTAAATGGGCAATTTAATGGTTGTATGATTGAGAGTTGTAAAATTACGGTAAAATTTGATGGCGGTAAATTAGAAAGCTATCGTGTGGTTGGTTCTGATAGTGGCGATAACAGTACGCTATTTATTGAAAGCCCCAAAGCGATGAAAACCTTTGTGGATAAATTGAAAAAATCTAAAAAGCTGATTGTGGAAGGGAGTTTCTACAATTATGGCAAAGGGCAATTTACCTTTGATACACAGGGTTTAGAGTGGAAACATTTTTAAGTAAAAAGAGCTACGTAGATACGTAGCTTTTTTGTTGATTAGATATGTTGTAGCAACCACACTAATTCTGAATTAAATACCTCTAAGTCAAAATTGAGTTGATTATAATAATTATTGAGAGCAGCTTTATTCCGTAAGGCTAAACGAACAGGGGCTATTTTGCCTAAAATAGCTTCAAAATGTTGATAAGTTCGCACATAATCCATTAAGATATATTCAATTTTTTTCACTCGTTTTCTATTCCACGCCTTATCTTGATGAAATAAGTCATTGCGGAATGTGCACACTTGTTTTAATTCTAAATACATTGTCTGAAAATTAGGAAAAGCTTTTGGGAATAATTGGCGAAATGCAGTTCTTAATGTTGCGTTTTTTACATCAAGTAAATTAACCCAAAAGCCAAAAGTGATATTGGCAATAATATCATTTTCATTTTTGGTTTTTGCCATACTATTTTTAAGTAAGCCTTTTGCTTTTTTATTTAAAGGGCTTTTGTTGTCATTAGCTAAAAAATAGAAATAGGCAGCTAAATCATTATTGGGGGCTATGGTTCGCAAACAATCCGCCATTGCATTGCGTGTTGCAACTTCAATTTCTTGAATGAGCGAAAAGAAAATGCCTGAACGGTGCTGTATTGCAGTATAAAGTACCACAGCTTCCGCTAATTTTGTTTGATCGCCTAAATAAAAATGATTTAAGTAAGTCGAAAGACGGCTTGGAGATATATGCTGAATATGTTCTTGTAACATACGCTACCTTATTGTATTATATTGGCACTGACAATGGTCCGAAGGCGTGGACAGTATGAGCCACTAACCTTTGTAAAGGGCGGTTAGGGTTTCAGTCCCTAACTGAAAGTGGCGAGAGAAATCTCGCCATTTTTCATTTTGCTCCTTGTAAAAGCCATTGCTTTAATGTGTCTTCCGTCCATCTTGCTTTGCCTACGATATATAAATCAGGGGCAGGAAAACTATATTGGTGGCGGTTGTCTAATTTGATAATATTCTTTCTTGCTTCAAATACTTGGCGGTTTAAAATGTCTGTTAAGTCGTCTATCCTGCTCTGCTGTGTTGGCGAATAAGTCGGATCGTTATTTCTGACTAAATTCGTAAATTCATCTTCTGATAAATTCAAGCGTTGGTAAATATCTTTTGCTGATAATAGCCGAATTTTACCTTCTGCCACATCATTTAATAATTGCTCTTTTGGGCTATTTGATTGTTGAGCTGAAATTAAAAGTTTTTTAATTTGCTCTGTTCTTTTATTACTCATTTCAGCTTCCTATCTCTTTCTACGATAAATACGGTGCTCTACCATTGTGCCAATAATGCGGATCTCTTGCTTACGGCTTGAAAGTTTATGATAGTCTGGATTCAGCGCCACTAATTCAAAATGTCGTCTGCCATATTGATCGATATCTTCAAGTGGTCGGTATTTTTTAAAGGTGGCGTGATATTCTTTATTGACTGCAACCACAAATTCGCCTGCAAGCGGTTGTTCTTGCGGATCGATAATCACGACATCACCTTCAATAAAATCAGGCTCCATCGAATCCCCCACAATCTGAAGGGCGAAGGCGTTTTCTGAGACATTTAAATCAGTCAGGATATAATCGTAATCCCCACAAGTTTCTCTGAGTTCCTCAACACCTGTCCATACGCCCGCTTGAACGTAGCTAATGAGAGGGACTTTATTCATTCCAATATCAGCAGGTGCGATATTGGATTCTCCCTCACCACGTAAAAGCCAACTAACATCACAACGTAAAACTAATGCAAGATCAAGAATGTTTTCAGCATTGGGTTTTGTGGTGTTACTTTCCCATTGTGATACAGCTACGTTTGACACGCCTTTGATCGCAGAGGAAACATCTTTCTGGGTTAATTTTAATTCTTTTCTACGAAGTCTAATTCTTTCGCCAATCGTTTGAGTACTCATAACAAATTCCCTTTTACTGGTGGTTGTTTTGTTAAGTTATCTTAACACTTCTTGACTTAAGTTGTCTTTAATAGTAAATTTAAGAATGCTTAAATTTTATTTATAAGAGATCAACGAAATGTATAAACCAGAAGTCATTGAATACTTTGGAACGCTAGAAAAAGTCGCTACAGCGTTAGGGATTAGTGTTTCTGCTGTTTCGCAATGGGGAACAATTATTCCAGAAAAGAATGCGTATCGCTTGCAAGAGATTACAAAAGGGCAGTTGAAAGTTCAGCACTCACTTTACCGCCCACAAAAATAAGCGGTGGATTTTAGGCAAATAAAAAACCCGTGCAGTAACACGGGTTCTATACAGGAATAAATCTTTAATGAAAGTGACAGAATTATTACCGATTACAGAAAAAAATGCAAGCTTAACGATGAGTAGTCGTGAGATTGCGGGGCTTACACATAAAGAGCATAAAAACGTATTACGCGTTATTCGTGATTTAATTGAGCAAAATTTAGTCGCTCAAATTGAGCCGCTAAAATTTGAGTATAGAAATCAATGGTTTGATTATTACGAATTAAACAAGCGAGATACTTTTGTTGTTGTCGCTCGCTTATCTCCTGAGTTTACCGCCGCTGTTGTTGATCGCTGGCAAGAGTTAGAAGCAAAACAAGCGGTGCAATTACCGCAGACTTTTGCGGAAGCCTTGCGTTTGGCAGCAGATTTGGAAGAACAAAAACAGGCGTTATTGCTCGAGAACCAGCAACAATCAACACAGATTACCTCGATGGAAAGTTATTTCCGCAATGGCATCACTGCACCGCAATTTGCGAAAGGCTTGAATGGCGTGAATTCTCAGAAAATTAACGATCATTTACAGCAGGTGAAATGGCTTTACAAAGATGGCAATAATGATTGGCGGGTGACTTCTTACGCACGTGATCGCTATATGACGGAAGAGCCTGTGCCTATTTCGCCACACGGCAAAGAGCCGTTTTTCACTTATCGCCCTGTGTTGCTACAAAAAGGGGCAGCCAAAATTTATAAGTGGTACACGCAACAGAAATTAACAATGAAATCCAATTGGAACGGTGAATTTACACAAGATAAGGCGGTGGGATTATGAGTATGTTATTAACCGCTCAGGCAATGAAATTAAAAGTGGGCAATCCTACTCGTAAATTGGTGTTGCTGAAATTAGCGGACAATGCGAATGATAAAGGTGAATGCTTTCCAAGTTATCAGCATATTGCAGATCATTGCGAGGTAAGTCGTCGTTCTGTGATTTCACACATCGATGCACTTATCAAAATGGGATTGGTGGAGAAAAAATCACGCAAAAATCAGGACGGTTCAAGTTCGAATTTGTACATTTTGCACCTTGAAAAGGGGAGTGAAAATATTGCACCCCCTAGTGAACGAATTTCACCCCCTAGTGAAAATGGTTCACTACCCCCTAGTGAAAATATTTCACCCATAACCAATCACTCTATTAACCAGTCAATTAACCAAAATAATATTGTGCGAACGGTGCAAAATTTCGAGGTGCACTTCGAACAATTTTGGCAAGCAGGGATGACGAAGGTGAACAAGCAAAAATCCCTGAAGAGTTTTAAATCTGCCTACGAGAGCCATCAGGCTAAATATCCGACCACGTTGGAGGACTTTACGCAGATGCTGGTGGACGATATTCGCAAGCGGTTAGCATTGCACCAGTTTGGCTTTGACAAGCTACACCCGACCACATACCTGAACAACTGGCGTTGGTTGGATGAATACCCATCGATTGCAACATCGCCACAACATTCGACCGCTTCCACCAAGCCAAATGCCCACGTTGGCTTTGCAGAGCGAGATTATGGCACGACAGACACGCCTGATTGGGCTAAGGACTGGGTATGACCCCTGAAGAAAAATTCCAAGAGGACCTCAAAAACCTTGAGGTACGTTTGCAAGCAGCAACGCAAGGTTTTAAACCGTTGGATGGCTGTGTGACATCAGAATCGGTGGCAAGCTGTGAACATCACGGTCATTATCGCCAATGGGTACGCCGATTTGATGCGATTGAACGGACAACCAGAACCGACTGCCCGCAATGCTTGCAAGGCGAGATTGCTCGGTTAAAACAGCGTGAAGCGGAGCGGAAAGCACGGGTGCAAGTGGGCTTGATTGCTGATTTGAAATATCACTCTGGCGTGCCAAAACGTTTTGAGAAAGCGAGCTTTGAGAACTACGAGCAGACGGAGGCGAATGCTAAAGCAAAACGATTCTGCCAAGCCTATGCGAACAAGTGGCAAGAGCGTAAGGCGAAAGGTGGTGGGCTGATTTTATGCGGGAAACCTGGTACGGGTAAGAACCATTTAGCTTGTGCGATTATCAATCACGTAATCGAGCAATACCAAGACGAAGCCTTGCTTACCACGGCGTTACGTATTGCCCGTAAAGTGAAATCCTCGTGGAACAAAAACGCAGAAGAGAGCGAAGAGCAAGTGATGCGAACCTACATTGTTCCTAATTTGCTGGTGATTGATGAAATTGGGGTGCAGTTCGGGAGCGAAGCGGAAAAAATCATTTTGTTTGAAATCATCAATGAGCGTTACGAAGCGATGAAACCGACAATTTTAATCAGCAACCTATCACAACAAGAACTTGGGGCGTATGTGGGCGAGCGAATTGTTGACCGTATGCGAGAAGGTGGCGGTGCAATGATTGCGTTTGATTGGGAGAGTTACAGAAAATAATGCAACTTGAAATGCTCAAAATGGCAGGTGGAATGCTTGCTCCGCTGGATGATATGCAAGCCGAAGCCTTGATGAAGTTCAAGACGGGGGAGCAGTACCAAGTGGAGATTAAACAGGTTCGCAATCCTGCTTTTCATCGCAAGGTATTCGCTTTCTTCAAGTTCTGTTTTGACCATTGGGCAGCGGATAAAACCGAATGGCGATATTTTGATGAACGTACTCAATTCGACACCTTCCGCAAAAATCTGACGGTGCTAGCGGGCTACAAGGTGGCGAGTTATACGATTGACGGGCGAATGCGGGTGGAAGCTCAATCACTCTCTTACGGCAATATGGAACAAGACGAATTTGAGCGGTGTTATTCCGCGTTAATCAATGCGGCAATGCAAAATATTTTCAAAGGTTGCAATGATGAGCGGATTTTAGACCGCTTGTATGCGTTTTTTTATTAAACAAAAACCGCCCCGTAGGGCGGTGTGGTTAGAATGAGCGGCGTAGTTTAGCGAGTTCGATGTTTTTTACGGTTTGCTCTCGTGTATGCGTTTTTAGGATAACTTCTACATCATCAAGGGCGAATTGCATATCTGAGACCAACTGATATTTGTAATCAGGTTTCGATGGTCGGAAGTATTCGATGTTTAATGCGTTGATGATGTCGTTCATCATCTTGCGGTATTGGTGACAAAGTTCGCTTGCGTTTTTTGCCATATAGTAGAGGTTATCAAGCATTTGTACTTTGAGCGTGATTTCAAGCGGTCTGATTTCTTCCACGTTTTGCGAATAGCTGCCTGTTTTGCGAATTTGGGGGAGGACTTCTTCAAAGACCCACGCTTCAAATCGTTCTGCTTCAGGTTTGCGAGATTTGATGATTAAGCGGTAAAGATTGGGTTCGTTGATGAATGTAATTTCTTGATTTCCGCTTGTGGTAGGGGTGTAACGTTTCGTTACACCAGCTTCTTTACAGTGATCTTGCAATGCTTTTCTTGAGTTTTGATAACCGAGAATGTTGCAAACATCTGTGCCGCAAAACCAGATTTCGCCTTTTGGATCAGTAATTGTACGAACGGGAAAATTGTGGAAATTGAATGTTGAGAATTGAACTTGAGTAGTCATCGCTTTATTCCTTTTGAGGGAAATCCCAATAATTGGGCGGTCAAGAGCTCAAAACTCGTAAAGCATCGAGCGGAGTTATTCCCTTGCGGTGTTGTATTCCTCACACTCTCGACCATTGAAAATAATTTGTATTTTTTGACCGCTTGTAATGAGCTAAGTAATGGTAAGCGCTTAGATCACTAAATCGCAGGCACAAAAAAATCACGCTGACGGGGTGAATAACCGTGCTTTATAAGGGCTTTTGAGACCCTGTGAGAAATATCCTACGCTTGAACGAGGAGCTTGTCAAGCGTAGGGGGATTTACATTGCAAAAGCTGGCATTGCTTGCCATTGATTCGCTACTCGCACGTTCGCTAATGTTTGCTGAAAGCGTTTGTTGTGGTTGAGTTCCCATAAATCCACGGCAGTTTGTAGGTTCAGCCAAAATTCAGGGCTGGTACTGAACGCTTTCGAGAGTTTAACCGCCATTTCTAAGCTAATGCGAGTGTTGTTATTGATTAGGCTGCTGGCGGTGTTGCGATGTACGTCAAGAATTTGAGCTAAATCGCCTACTTTTAAGTTAAGTGGTTCTAAAAATTCTTCTAGTAGGATTTCGCCTACACTGGTTGGTTTGCGTTCTGTAATGTTCATTGTTCGTCCTTATAGTGCGTATGTATGCGGATCTAAAAATAAATCGGACAGTGTGCCGTTTTCAAATTTGAAAATCAGACGGTACTGTTTATTCACTCGAATGGAATAGATTTTATTCTCTTTCGGTTCGAGTAGTTCAAGGTGGTTAGCTGGTGGCACTCGTAAATCGTTGATGTTTTCGGCTGCGTTGATCATATCCAATTTGCGAGCAAGCACATTGGTTAGGTTCGCAGGAATTTTACTGTGACTTTCGCCAAATTGGTAAAAGCGGTAGAGATAATCATCACGAAAATGTGAGGCGGTTAGGTTAATCATAGTTTTTCATTGTGGTTGTAGATAACAACATTTTATATTAAACGATTGCACAATGCAATTATGCAGGAGGTAAAAGTGACAAATTATTTTTCCATACCTAGTTAAGGGTTAAGTTAAAGGTCAAGTTAAGGGCTTGAGCTAAGCGGTCGAGCTTATCAATGCCGCTTTTATACCACGGGTTAAGCAAGCGTTGCATTTCTGCAGGGGAAAAGCCTGCGAGTTTGCCGAGTTCTGTTTTGCTTAGTTTACGCTTTACGCGTTCGTTGTTGATGAGCATTTTGGCTTCAACCAGCGTAGGCATTAAAACAAGGATTTCGCCTTTTTGGGGCTTTCTAGGTTCAGGGAAGATTTCTTCATCTTTGATCGCAAATTCCACTGCACCAATGAGGCTTGATTCTAATTCGGCAATGGCTTCAGCTTCTGTATCGCCTTGTACGTTGGCAAAGCTATTTTCACTAAATTGAAATGAACCAAGATAGTAAGTTTTGCCATTTTCTTCGAGTTGTTCGAGGGTTGCTGGGTAATAACGCATTATTTTCTCCGTGTTTGGTGATTAAGTGCCTAAATAAGCCCCCTTTCGAGGGCTTGGGATTATTCAATTTCTAACTGCTTTTTGATTTTGCTGACCGTTGCATCGGCAATATCTTTTGAGCTTCTTGTTAGTTGTGTGTTTTTGCCATTTCGGTATAAGCGGTAATGCTTCGTGCCTTGTTGGATTTCCACACCTTGACTTTGCAAGTATTTCAGAAATTGTCTGGGTTTCACTTAATCTCCTGTGTTTGTTTAAGATGGGGTCATTTTATACGCATAAGTATAAAAATTCAAGTGTTATTTATACTTTTAAGTAAATCTTTAAGGGGAAAAAATGAACAACAATAACGATCCGTACCGTTGCCCCGCTTGCGGTGCGGTGTTGAAAGATTGGCGGGAATTTAGCGAGAAATCGGAAATTGACAAAATCAAGCCGTTTGAATGCACGGGGTTCCGCTGTGGGATGCAGTGGAAGGAAGAGGAAATTATCAATGAATAAACCACCCAAACAGCATAAATGTAATGAGTGCGGGGCGTATTACATTAAAAAGCAGTCTACGCAGCAGGTTTGCTCGATGAAGTGTGCAATTGCATACAGCAAGCGGAAAGCGGAAGAAAAACGCAAAAAACTTGAAAAAGCTGACTGCTTGGAAGCAGGGCGAAGAATACGAGCGAGAAAAGAGGCGTTGAAAAGTCGCTCTGATTGGCTGAAGGAAGCTCAAAAGGCGTTTAATGAGTTTATTCGGCTACGAGATAAAGATTTGCCGTGTATTTCATGTGGTCGCTATCACGAAGGGCAATATCACGCAGGGCATTATCGCAGCGTGGGAGCGTGTCCTGAATTGCGGTTTAATGAGGATAATGTTCACAAACAATGTTCCGCTTGCAACAATCATTTAATCGGGAACATTTTGGAATATCGTTTGGGGCTGATTGAGAAAATCGGGCTGGAACGGGTGGAATTCTTAGAACGCAAAGACCATCCCCCATTGAAGTTGTCGGTGGAGGAAATCAAAGAACTGATTAAGGTGTATCGGGCAAAGGTAAGGGGGTTGAAGCAGGATGCGTAGTTGTGAAAATTTAACGATTGAGGAAATTTTGCAAGCGTGGGGGAAAAATTGGGCAAAGTGTCGAATTGGAACTGAATATCCGTGCGTTACACCTTCTATTCCGTTTGTGCCTATGTCTTATGTTCCTCGCTATTTGGACACGCCTTCCGATGAGGTGTATTTGTTGATTGATGAGTTTATGCGATGGCTAAAGAAGCATAAGCCAGATTATGCGTTGGTATTAGATCATAAATTTGTAGCTCGTATGGAAGATAACGATGCGGTGCGTGATTTGAAGTATCGGATTAAGTACGGCACTTATTGTAGTTATATTCGATACTCAAAGCATATGGTAAGTGGCTTTTTAGTTGCAAAGGGCGTGAATTTCAAAATAAGTGATTGACGCCGTTAACGATAAAGTATATATTTGTAATATCTTGCGATATTAGCAAGCGTAAACGCAATAAATGAATTTTACAGCCCTGATTGGTTTTCCAGTCGGGGCTTTTTTATTGCCTCGAAAACGGGGTGGAGTATGAAATCAATGTTTAAAGACCCAGGAAATCAAAGTTATCTTTGGTCGGGTTTTTCTGGGCTGCTTGCGTGGTTGGGCGATCAGAATAACCTGATGTTGCTCAGTATCACAATTGGTATTATCACAGCGGTGGTGAATGCGTATTCAAAATGTGCTGAAGGCAGAATGTTAAAACGCGAAGATGAGCGAAAAGAAGAATTGCACCAAGTTAGAATGGCTTGCTTAAGAAAGGGGTTAGATGATGAAGTTACCTAAAACAAGAACCGCTTTAGGATTCGGCACGGGTGTCTGTTCTGTGGGGGCGATTATTCCGTTATTGTTTGCCAATTTTGGCGGTGAAATTCGCACCTCTAAGCAAGGTTTGGAAATTATTGGCGATGCAGAAGGGTGTAGACGAGACCCGTATCAATGCCTAGCGGATGTACTTACGGTGGGGATTGGTTCAACAGCAGCAAGCGGTGAGAAAATCGATCCAAAACACAGATATTCTGATTTGGAAATTGCCGAGCGTTGGAAGAACGATGTTGTGATTGCCGAGCAATGTGTGAATAAATATGGCAATGGTAAACAGCTACCACAATCGGTATTTGATGCTGCAGTGTCGATTACCTTTAATGTAGGTTGCGGTGCAGTAAGTAGGTCCACGATGTTTAAGCATTTACAAACAGGCAATTACAAGCAAGCGTGCAATGAGTTTCCTCGTTGGGTCTATGCTGGCGGGCGTAAGCTACCTGGTTTAGCTGCACGCCGTGAGAAAGAGAAAGCACTATGTTTAGCCGATTTAACGTCGCGTTAACCGCAGTGATTTTGGGCTTGTGTGTTGGGTTATGGGGTCAGCATCAGACGGTATTACACTTAAGAGCCGAAAACCTCACACAAGCCCAAACGATTGTTGAGCAAGAACAAGCGAATGCCAATCTCACCATTCAACTGGAACAAGAGATTGAAGCGGTCAGACATCAGCAAGTGATGACAATTGAGTTACGCAAACAAGCAGAGGTAAAACGTGAAAGCATTAAAACGATTTTGGTTAAAGAGCCGTGTGCTCGTGTGCCTATGCCTCGTGCTGCTATTGAGCAGCTGCAGTCAAAGAGTAACAATAAAGACTGAGTACTTAGCACCACCACAAGCCTATTTAATTCCTTGCACGCAAACAGCGTTTACAGGCGAGACTTACGGAGATGCAATAGATTACCTGGTTGTAGTAATGAGCGAGCGGGATTTGTGTGCGGCCCAGGTGGATAATATTCGTAAATGGATTGAGATTAGCCGCAGCAATTTAAAATAATTTCAGTTTGTCTATTTGTTAGGACTAAATAGCCCGATCAGACATTGATGAAAATTTATTAACCCAACAAATGTAATAAACCCTGCGAAAGGTGCGAACTTTCGGGGTTTTTTCATATCCACTTACTCTACCTAAGAGGATATAAATTTGAATGAATTTTAACATATTTGAGGAGATACGCAAAATGTTAGAAATAATCGACCGCTCGGAAAAAGCCCGCAAATTCGCTTATTGTGTCGTTATTCTTGCGTTCGTCTTTGGTATGGCTTGGGCATTGCCAAGCATTATTACTGCAATTCGTTGGTGGTAGGTAAGAAAAAAGCCCAATAAGGGCTTATTCTGATTTTTCTGCTTGCAAGTTTTTAATTAGTTCTTCAAGGGTGAATTGAACGGTATAAGGATGTGGACGATAGCGTTCATCTGTTTGTGGGTCACGCATATAATTTCTTAATGTTCCGCGACTTAAACCGAGCATATAGTCAATTTTTGCGAGTGAGAAACCTGTTTTATTTTGAATGATAGCAATAAGCCCCGAAATATATTCAGGGCTAGGGTTATAAAATTCTTTTGCGTTGGGTTTTAAATTGTCCATTTTAATCCTTTAAGCTTTTTAAGAGCACTTCTAGAGTAAACTGTACTGCGTATGGGCAAGGCGTAAAGCGTTGATCTGTTTCTTCACGTAGGTAATTGTATATTGTACTGCGATTAACGCCGAGCCGTTTGGCAATTTGTGATGTAGACATGTGTTGTTGAAGCTCGGTCAAAAGCCGCGAAATATATTCGCGGCTAGGGTTGTGGTAGATTTCTGCGTTGGGTTTTAAATTGTCCATTGTGCTTGGTTGTACTCTTCAGATCGTTGAAGTGCCTCTTTTTTAACTGCTTCAATGAATGCTTTTTCTATTGAGCCGTCCCAGAGTGGCATTTCACAGGTGTTATATGCGTAAGCATCGCAGATTTTATAAAGTGCAATGCCAGTAAGCCAGTATTTATAATTAAAGCCGAATTTAAACTTTTCAATCAACAATGCGTTGTCATTATATCTTCTGTTATATGATTTGATGTTTGCATTCATTAAGCGTTTTGCGATTTCTGCAGCATCATTTTTATTGTTGATTTGATAATAGTTATTTTTGAACCAAAAGCCTAGTTTGCAGTATTCTGCATATTGAACAATGGCATTGATGTGGTTGTTGCTTAAAATCATTACTGACATAATCTTTTCCTTATTTGATAAGTTAGCGTGTGAATATCTAACAAGCCCTATTGCTTGTTGATGTGGCTATTATAGTACTTTATGTTGTCATTGCAAACATTTTTTGCTAAAATAATCTCAAATTTTTAATATAAGGTAAAAATATGAAAGCGTTATCTGTAAGACAACCTTGGGCACATTTAATCGCTAATGGTGAGAAAACGATAGAGGTAAGAAGTTGGCAAACTGATTTATTAGCGGAAATCAATTTAGAGCTTGGTGTTTCGTTTGATGATATGGGTTTTGACCGTTTGGATGTTGATTTATTATTTGATGGAGATAGTCGTTTCAGTGAGTTGTTTGAAGATGATCCAGAAGTTAAAGAGACGAAAGCATCCCTCGACGAGATTAAGGCTCACCGTAAAGAGAGTACGGAAAAATTAAAAGAGGCTAACTCTGCGGAGTTCTATTTTGTTGTGGTGTGTAAAGACGAAAAAGAAAAGCGAGAATTGCTCAAAAGTATGAAAATTCCTGCTCACGAAAGTTGGGTAAGTGCAGCTGCATTGCAAGGATTGAAGCGAGGTTCTGATGGCTGATAAGAAAAATAAAGGTGGTCGTCCTGCAACGGTTTTAAATGATGATCAACTTGCTCAAGTAGAAGCATTAGCATCATTTCTTACTTTAGACCAGATAGCAGATTATTTCTGCATTGGTAGAACTACATTTCATCGTATTATGGAACGACAAGAAGAGGTTTCGGTACGCTATAAAAAAGGGCGAACAAATGCGATCGGTACGGTTGCAAAATCTCTCATTCAACAAGCTCGTGAAGGCAATATTACTGCTCAGATTTTTTACTTAAAAACACAAGGCGGTTGGAAAGAAGGTAATCAACTTGAAATTGAAGTAAAAAAAGAACAAAAACTACCATCACTATCGGAGTTATTTGGCGATGCGACAGAAACTAAATCCGATACTACAACCGCTAATTAGCCCATTTCGCTATAAGGTGCTTTATGGTGGGCGTGAGTTGCAAAATTCGATGAGTGATTCGGTGATTAAGTTGATTGCGGACACGATCGAAGATTTAGGTTATTTGGCTGATTTTGAAGTACAACGCAATGCGATTTATTGCTTGAAAACGGGTGCTGAATTTATGTTTTATGGCATCAAAAATAACCCGAACAAAATTAAATCACTTGAGGGGATTGATTTAGTTTGGATTGAAGAAGCCGAAAACGTCTCTGATGAAAGTTGGAATATCTTGATCCCAACTATTCGTAAAGAGGGTTCTGAAATTTGGATTACGTTTAACCCGAAAAACTTGCTTGATCCAACTTACCAACGGTTTGTGATTAACCCTCCACATAATGCCTTTATCCAGAAGGTCAATTTTACTGAAAACCCCTACTTTCCCGAAACATTGCGGCTTGAGATGGAAAGCTGCAAAGAGCGAGATTTTGAGCTTTACCGTCATATTTGGCTTGGCGAGCCTGTTGCAGACAGTGATTTGGCAATTATTAAGCCTGTTTGGATTGAATGTGCTGTTGATGCTCACAAACGTTTGAACTTTACCGCAAGCGGTCGAAAAATTGTGGGCTTTGACGTTGCCGATGATGGGGCTGATGCGAATGCTATCTGTTTTGCACACGGTTCTGTGGTGCTTGGTTTAGAGGAGTGGCGGGGCGAAGATGTGATTAAATCCGCATTACGCACCCATTCAAAAGCAGTGGAATGGCAAGCAGATGAGATTGTTTTCGACTCTATCGGTGTGGGGGCAGGTGTGAAAGCAAAATACCGAGAAATTGAGACGAATCAGATCAACTGTATCGGTTTTAATGCGGGTGCTGCGGTGTTTAACCCTGATTCCTTTTACACACAAGGCAAGAAAAACGGCGATATGTTCGCCAATATTAAAGCACAAGCATGGTGGCAATTACGAGACCGTTTTTATAAGACCTATCGTGCGATCAAATATGGTGATGTTTATCCCGTTGATGAAATGATTTCACTCAGTAGCGATATACCTGACTTGGACTATTTAAAAGCAGAACTCTCTCGCCCTCGCGTAGATTACGATAATAACGGCAAAGTACGGGTAGAAAGTAAGAAAGATATGCGTAAGCGTGGCATTCCGTCGCCGAATAAAGCGGATGCACTTGTAATGTGCTTTGCCCCAATTAGACGTGATGTGCTCAAACAAACCGCCCTCAAACTCTATTAAGGATTCACTATGTCAGTTCATCTTCCCACCGCTGAAATGGTGGAATTAACCAAGAAAACCAAAATCATTGATGATTTACTCGGTGGCACGGCAACAATGCGAAAAGCCGCACAAACCTACCTTTTCCAAATGGAAATGGAAGAGCCCGATAGTTACCGCAAACGCCTTGAGCGTTCAACGCTTTATCCTGCTTTGTCGGAAACCCTTTCGCAAATGACAGGGCGTGTGTTCTTCAACCCGATTGACGTTGCCGATGTAACAGAAACAGTACAAGCCCTTTTTGATGATGTGGATTTAGTCGGCAATAACCTTGATGTGTTTGCTTCTCGCTGGTTTTATTCCGCCTTGGCGTATGGTTGCTCTTTTGCTTTGATTGATTTCGCGCGTGTTGAAGCGGTGAAAAGCCGTGCGGAAGAGAAAGCCTTAAATGCCCGTCCTTATTGGGTGCATATTAAACCGCATCAAGTGCTGGGCATTAAAACTGCACGAGTCAATGGTAAACAAGCAATTACTCAATTTCGCTATGTTGTCAATGAACAGGTTGAGGATGGCGAATTTGGCGTGAAAACCGTGAAGCACGTTTATGTGTATGAAATCGGCAAAGTGCGGAAATTTAGCGAAGCAGAGGGTGAATTTCGTTTTGAATCGGAATTGCAACTGACGGCACAAAATCGACCGCTTGATTTTGTGCCTGTTGTGCCGTTTATCACCAAGCGTAATGAACTCACTAATGCTATTGAGCCGCCTTTAATGGAGTTGGCGTATTTGAATATCAAGCATTGGTCTAGCCAATCTGATCAGGACAACATCACCAATACCGCCCGCGTGCCATTGTTAGCCGTTTTTTCTAATGAAGAGGTGAATAAACTTGTGATTGGTGGAAGTGCGGTTCATCTTCCAACAGGCAGCTCAATGCAATTTGTCGAACACTCTGGACAAGCGATTGAAGCAGGAATGGCAAGCCTGAAAGACTTAGAAGAGCAAATGAAAACTGCAGGGGCGAAGTTGCTGACCAAAACCGCCTTAGCAATGACCGACAGCCAAGCCCGCGATGAAGCAGGTAAAGAAATTTCCCAATTACGATTGCTTGCTAATCGTTTTGAAGATGCGATTGATTTAGCCTTGGAATATACAGGGCATTGGCTTGGCATTGTCAAAGAGCAAGTGGGTAACGTGCAGATTTCGGGCAACATTGAAAACGACCTTGACCCTGCTGCTTCAATGGCAAGTGTGATTCAGTTGCGTAATGCGGGCGTGATTTCGAATCAATCCACCTTTGACGAAGCCAAACGCCGTGGCTTATTGGCAGACGGCTTAGAATGGGATACAGAGCAAGAACGCCTGCAGTCGGAGGGAATGCATTTTGACCTCGAAGAAACATCAGAAACAAACACTTAGACAACGCATTGCTCATGCTTTAACTGACCGCAAAATCTTGCATTTTCGCTATGATGCCCACTTGCGACAACAGGTGTACAAGCGGTTAAATGCACTGCAAAAATTGCTGATTAACCGCATCAGTGCTATCGGTATCGAAGCCTTGCCCGCTAAAAAACTGGATAAACTGCTCACCGAACTGCAAACGGAAATTGCAAAAACGTATCAAGAAACGACCGCTTACACGCAAGACGAGTTAAGCGGTTTTTTATCGCTTGAAGCAGCCAAAATCAGCCAGCTTTATAACGATGAAATCGGCTTTGATTTGTTTAATGATGTACCAAAAGAACGGATTAAAGCGATTAAAAACGTTGCCGTGATTGAAGGGCAACCGTTAGAAGCATGGTGGAATAAACAGCGTGCCGATTTAGCCTTTAAATTTGAGGGGATTATCCGCTCTGGTGTAGCAGAAGGCAAACAAAACGGACAACTTGCTACCGAAGTGCGTGAGTTAATGAGCGTTAGCCGTCGTACCGCAGAGACTTTAGTCATTACCGCAGTGGCAAAAGTGGCTGATACAGCTCACGAAGCCTTGCGTGATGCCAATCTTGATATTCTGCAAGGTGAAGAGCATCTTTCTACCTTGGATATGCGGACTTCTACCGTTTGCCAAGTGCGTGATGGCAAGCGATGGGATTTAGACAAAAAGCCAATCGGGCATAACATTCCCTACAAACGCCCACCGTTGCACCCACGTTGTCGCAGCATTCTTCAGCTTGTGACCAAGAGCTGGGAAGAATTAGGCGTGCAAGGAATGCAAGAAATACCCACCAGCACCCGTGCTTCAATGAATGGGCAGGTCGATGAGCGGGTTAACTATGAGAGTTGGCTCAACAGTAAAACAGCTGAAGAGAAAGAGCAGATTCTGGGTAAAGGTAAAGCCGATTTATGGCAACGTGGTGTAATTACGTTTTCGGATATGTTAGACCAATCTGGCAGGGCGTTGACGTTGAGGGAGTTAGATGAGCTTTCCAATATACCCGAAGCGATTAGAGCAATAAGACGAACTCATTGGAGCGATGAATTTAAAGCGAAAACGGAAAGTATTTACTATGCTTTTGCGAAAGAAGGGATTATTATTGACTACCACGGGTTAAGTAGATTTGGAGATAGATTAGCAAAAACAGGGCTTTCACTTGAAGAGGCTATTGAATTTGTTAAGAATAACAAGCCTAACTATATTGATTCTCGTAACGGGCGTTTCGTTATTTTTGATGAAGTTTTAAAAGTCGCAGTGATTCAATCAAATAAAGATGGGCAAATAATTTCCTTTTTTAAGAAAGGTAAGATAGAAGGAAAAGATGAATGGATAAAGATTTAGCCTCTTTAATTAATGCAATAGAAAAATTTTCAGTTGCTAAAAATGATAATGACTTATTAGCTGTTTTTCCATTGTTACCAGCAGAACGTCAGGATTATCACGCACGCTTTGATTTTATGTTTATTAATGCTGATGATAATTTATTCTTTATTCTTACTACTAATTTAGCTGAATGGATTGTTGAAATCGAAGATAATGATATAGAGTACAATTCTGAAACTTATGAAATGTTAGGTAACCTTTGGAATTTACTTGAGTTTGTAAGTGATAATATTACTCAACAAGAAAAAGTAGAGGTTATTGAACAAATAAAAGAAATATTGGCTAAATTTAGTCACCGCTGAGAAGATGATTGAGCGTATTCGAGCGAAGGTAAGAAAATAAAGGCAATCCAATGAAACGCAATTGGGATTTAATCCGTCGCATTCTGCTTAAACTGGAAGAAAAGGCTGTTCCTGAAGATTTTTTGATGTCCGATCAGATTCAAGGCTTTGATCGTGTAACTGTCGCTTACCATTTTAAATTACTGCATCAAGCAGGCTTAATCGAAGGAATGGATAGCTCTTCGATTGGGCAGTTTGATTTTTATGTCACGGGGCTGACTTGGCAAGGGCACGAATTTCTCGATAAAATCCGTAACGATACTTTATCTAACTTAGCGCAAGAATATAATCCTATGGATGTAATAAAAAAATATCAGCAAGCGGTTGAAATAGAACCCAAAATCACAAAAGCTGTGACAACTATTATCGCTTCTGTAGATGGTGAGGTCGCTGGACTTGAATATCGCTTAAAATCAATGGATTCGTTGAAGCGTAAAATAGAAACGGAAATGACAGCAGGGATTTCTGAACAACAAGCAATAGATAACATTAAAGATGTTATTCGCTATACAGCAATATTCTCGCCTGAAAATTTTGTAACACAATATAGGGAAATGCAATCCGCTTTAGAAAAACAAGGGTATAAAACAATTATTGTTAAAAACACTTGGAAGGACGGTACTGTTTATAAAGGCATTAATACATTCATCACTACTCTTGTAAAGAAAGATAATGTAATTTTCGAGATGCAATATCATACAAGTGAAAGTTTTGCGTTAAAAAATGGTGAATTACATCAGCTTTATGAACGTTTTCGCGACCCAAATACCGAGCAAGAAGAAAAAGAAAAATTGTATATTGAAATGCAGAAATTAAGTGCTAAATTAGTTATGCCAAAAGATATTCAAAAAATCAAAGGAGTAAAATAATGTATCAATACTACTTAGCTCAGTTAGATGACAATCAGCAAAAATTGATTCGTGGTATGGGTAATAATTTACTTTCATTTGCGACCTATGAACCTCATAAAGAAGATTGGGATAAAAAGTTTGGTTCGTTTTGGGCGGATAAAATCTTAGTTAGCGATTTTGATGCTTATCGTGAAATTAGTGAAAAAGAAGCCATTCAATTTATCAAGGTGCATTAATGTGGGCAGAAAAAGCTGAAGTATTGGCAAGATATTTGCATTACGGTCAGAAAGATAAAGCTGGTAAGCCATATATAGAGCATTTGGAATTTGTTGTAGAGCATTTAGACAATTCAACAGATGAAATGCGTGCTGTTGCTTGGTTGCACGATAGCGTGGAAGACACGGCGATTAGCATTGATGAAATTCAAGAACAATTTGGTAATGTGATCGCAAATGCCATCTTGGCTATATCAAAACGTAAAGGTGAAGACTACCAAGATTATTTAATTAGAGTTAAGCAAAATGCTTTAGCACGTTCAGTTAAATTAGCAGACTTACAGCATAATGCCGATCTTTCTCGATTGCCTAGAATCAAAGAAGAAGATATTCTCCGTAAAGAAAAATATTTAGCAGCCATGGCATTTTTATTATCTTAACCTAACAAACATTATCAACCGCTTGTAGCGAAAGTTACAGGCGGTTTTTTTACGCCTTGGAAAAGGCAACTCTCACTAAACTGGAAGGAAATCCATGATGACAATGAAACTTAAACTTGATGAAAACAACAATGTGGTGGTGAAAGACGGAATGCCTGTGTATGTTCACGCAGATGGAAAGGAAATTCCCTTTGATGCGAATAAAGCAACCGTCAAAATCGCAGAATTAAACGGCGAAGCGAAACAATATCGCGAGGCAAAAGAGGCGGTGGAAGCCAAATTGAAAGCCTTTGAGGGGATTGACGATCCGAAAGCCGCTATCAAAGCCTTGGAAACGGTGAAAAATCTCGATGATAAAAAGCTGATTGATGCGGGCGAAGTGGAAAAGGTGAAAGCAGAAATGCGTAAAACCTTTGATGAACAACTGGCAGAATCCAAATCTCACGCTGAAAAACTGCAATCGCAATTGCACGCAGAACTCATTGGTGGTTCGTTTGCTCGCTCTAAATATGCGGCAGAACATTTAAATTTACCTTCTGATGTGGTGCAAGCGTTCTTTGGTAAGCATTTCAGTATTTCAGATGAAGGTAAAGTGGTGGCGAAGTTCGCCGATGGCAATGAAATTTACAGCCGTTCACGCCCAGGTGAAAAAGCCGATTTTGAGGAAGCATTAGAGGCGTTAGTCGGGGCGTATCCAAATAAAGATGCGATTTTAAAACCATCAGGCACATCAGGTTCAGGTGCAGGCACAGGAACAGGCGGTGGCAATGCCCCGAAATCCCTTACCGAATGTAAAACTGACGCAGAAAAAATTGCGTATATGCAACAACATTCATAATCGGGTGCAAGAGATTGCACCTTTTTTATTTACGGTGCAATCGCACCATAACATAGGAGCTTATTATGGCTTTTGACTTACAAGTCTTCAACAAACAAACGCATTTAGCGTTAACTGAAACCGTCGATCAGGATATTGAAAAATTCAATCAAGCCTCAGGTGGCGTGATTACCTTGCAAAACGCCCCCACGCAAGGGGATTTTGATATTCGTGCGAGCTTTAAAGCGATTCAAGGCTTAGTGCGTCGTCGTAATGCGTATGGCAGTGGTACGGTGCAAGCGAAACGCTTAGAGCAATTACTCAATGTCGCAGTAAAAGTGGCTGCAGGTACGCACCCGATTGAGTACGAACCGCAACAATATCGTTGGGTATTACAAAACCCTGAGCTTGCGGCGGTAGAAATCGGTCAGCAATTAGCAAAAGCCCGTTTAGCGGATATGTTAAACACCGCAATTTTAGGGGCGGTTGCTGCGATTGGCGGTCAAACTACAGCCGTGTTAGACGACAAGAAAAATGCCCCGAATTTCCGCACACTCAACAAAGCAGCGGCGTTATTTGGCGACCGCTCTAGTGCATTAAAAGCGTGGATTGTGCATTCAACCACCTTACACACCTTGTACGACAATGCCTTAACCAACGCAGAACGCTTGTTTACTTACGATAACGTGAGTGTGATGCGTGATCCGTTTGGTCGCTTGTTTGTGGTTACAGACAGCCCTGCATTAGTGGATAGCACTGGTGCGGCTTATAACACGCTAGGTTTACAAGAAAATGCGGTGATGGTGAGCGGTAACAACGATTTCAACAGCGAAATGCAACCGAAATTAGGCGGTGAAAATATCGCAGCCGTTTATCAAGCAGAATGGACTTATAACTTAGGTATTCTCGGTTATGAGTGGGATATGACTGCAGGCGGGAAATCGCCTGATGATACTAAATTAGGGGCTTCAGCCAACTGGCGTAAAACCGCAACTTCATTGAAAGATACTGCAGGCGTGTTGGTGAAAACCAAGTAATCGCTACAAAAGCGAAGCCCCGTGTAACAGAGAATTACACGGGGCTTCTTTCATTCCAACTTCCAACACAAGAAGGAATAACCCGTGAATTATATCTTAATTAAAGAGGTGCGTAAAATGCTGAAAATGTATTTAGAGCATACGCAAATTAAAGTCCTTGTTTGGGCTGTTTTATTTATTGCTTTTACCTTTGCGATGGCGAATTTAATTGCCGCGATCAAATGGTGGTAAGTTAAGGAGCAAAAATGACCGCTTATCTTTCCGTAGAAGAAGCCAATGCGTATCACAATTTGCGAATGAGCAAAGCGGCGTGGGCCGCGTTAGACGAAGAGGAAAAGGCTCGCCGCTTGGTGAGTGCGTCAGATTTCTTAGATGTGAATTACCGCTTTATGGGCGAAAAAGCCGACCCAATGCAGCTACGCCAATTTCCGCGTAAAGGATTTGAATCGTTAAAAATCCCTACCGCTATTATCTATGCCGTGTGTGAACTGGCATTACAAGAAAATCTCAACCAAAACGCAGAGCAGAAGATGACCAGCGTGAAAGTCGGCAGTTTATCGGTCAATTATGACAACCGTGCAACGATTGCCGATAGCAGTAACCGCTTTGATTATGTGCGACAACTGTTAGTCGCTTGGTTAGATCGCAGTAGCTTTGGCGTAGTGAAATTGGAGCGTGGCTAATGCAACTTTATCAAAACTTACAGCAAGTATCGACCAAGCTTATTCGCCAGTTTGGCAGCCCTTGTGTGATTTCACAAGTAAAAACGGGCAAATATAACCCCGAGACGGGCGAAGTGAGCCAATCAAAACGCCGTGTATCGGCATCCTGTTTATTTGATACGCTTGCCTATGATTTTAGCCGTCAGACCACGCATGCTGATGTTCAAGTGGGCGATGTGTTGATGTTACTCACTGAAAAAGCGGATGTGAACGACATTGTGTCGGTCAATGGCGAAAAGTGGCAAGTGATTCGGGTGCAGCCGATTCGTCCTGCACAACAAGCGATTTATTATCAAGCACAAGGAAGACGTTATGGGTAGATTTAGTGCCACGGTAGGGAATTTTGTGGATTCCGCATTATTGGCTCAAACACAAGGCTTTCGCAAAATTGCGTTAGATACCCTCAACAAGGTACAGAAGAAAACCCCTGTTGATAGTGGTGCGTTGCGACGTTCGTGGACGGTTGCCTTGAATGCTGTACCGAGATTACGATGGCAGCCAAATCGCCATTGCTCAGGCTCAGTTGTCCGATACGATAGTGATTGCGACGGATAAACCTTACGCCCCGATGCTGGAGTATGGGTTATATCCTAGCCCTTCCAAAACAGGGAAGACACAACGCGGTTATTCTGTGCAAGCCCCTCAAGGGATGATTCGCATTTCCGTGGATGAAATCAATGCGTATTATGCTCAACATTCAACGCTGTGAGGTAGGCAATGAAACCGCAAATCCGACGCATTTTAGAAAGTCATTTAGCAAAATTGGATGCTTTTCCGACCGCTTGGGAAGGCGTGAAAACAGAGCCTAAACTGCCTTATCAAGCGGTCTATTTAACGGTCAATACAGCAAAGACCAGTACGATTTCCGATAAACCGCTTGCGACAGAAACAGGCTTTTTGCAGCTCACTTTATTTTTTGACAACGGGCAAGGCACCAAAGCGATTGAGCAGAGAGCGAGTCAGCTACGCCAACATTTCTACGGCTTGAGTGTGGTTGAACCCCACATTCAGCTGATTATTCATCACCCACCGCAAATCGGTGGGCTTTTTTTATCAGGCAATAGCCTTGCATTGCCGATCACCATCCATTTTACCGCCTACGAATTGGAGAACTAATTATGGCAAACTCACAAGGGACACAGCGTTCGGTGGCACTGTCTAAAGAAACCACCTTCGGCACGAAACCTGCCAAAAATAGTGCGAAATTATTGCCTCGCATTGAAACTTCACTTAACGTTAATTTTGAGTCATTCCAGTCTGGAGAAATTCGCGACGATATGCAACGTGCGGCTTCGATTGTCGGGTTTGAAAAAGTCGAAGGCGATGTAAAAGGTGAACTTGCCGCAGGGCAATGGGCGTGGGCATTTGCGGCTGCTTTACGGGGTGCTTTTGGTGCTGAAGCGAAACCGCCGATTATCAAGAAAACCGCAAACGGGCAAGGTGAGAAAAACGGCAAGATTTTAGTTGTACCACAAATGGCACACACCACCGACAGCTTCACGATTGAAGATTGGTTTAAAGATATTGGTTTATCCCGTCAATATCTTGGTTGCCGTGTATCAAAATTATCACTGGAAGTGGAGCCGAATGGCATTGCCTCTGTTACCGTCACCTTTTTAGGGCAACGTGGTGAAGAAAGTGCAACGCAATATTTTACAAACCCACCGAATATCGCTCAATCAGGTAAATTAGCGGGCGTGAAAGGTTCGCTACAAGTGAATAAACAACAAATGGCACTGATTACCTCGTTTAAGCTCGATATTGATTTGAATGCATCCAGTGAAGCCGTGCTAGGGGCGACTTATGCTCCCGATGTGTTCATTGGCACCGTTGCCGTCAGTGGTTCGTTTACCATGTATCTGCAAAATAAAGCGATGATTGATGCGGTACGTCTTGGCACTAACCTTTCACTTGCCTTGCGTATGGATGCAGAAACCGCGAACAACAGCGATTACATGGCGATTATTCTGCCAGCGATTAAAGTCACCTCTTCTGAAATTGACGACGGGGCAAAAAACTTAATGCAAACACTCAATTTTGATGCCTTCCCAGGGGTGTGGGATGCAGCCAGCACGATTGATGACCGCGTAAAAGTGGCTACGACAATGATTGTGCAAGATACGTTGGCTTAATACCTTTACAAGCGGTCAATGTTGACCGTTTTTTTGCAACATAAGGAAATTTTATGGACTTAAAAAACTTATCAAAATCAGCTTTAGCAGAAACCTTTACCTTTAACTTGCTTCATCCTGAAACGAGTGATGAATTGGGGGTAAAAATCAGTGTGGTGTCGGCAAAATCAGACAAGGCATTTGCCTACTTGCAGAAAAAACTGAAAAAAGAGCAATTGCGTGAAATTGAAAATGCCAAAAGTCGCAAGCCTCAATTAAAAGGTTTAGATGAATTACGCACAGAAACCTTAGAGCTTGCCTTAAGCCGCTTAGAGAATTGGGACGGTTTAGAGTGGGAAGGTAAACCGCTTGCCTTTAGCGAAGAGAATGCCCGTATAGTATTGAGTGAATGCGATTGGATGATTGACCAAATCCTTGAGCATTCCAACGATTTGGGAAAGTTCTTGACGGCTTAATTGACGACCTGCTGCGTTATGCCCAAAAAGAGTTTGAGCTGGATAAACATCCCAAAGAGAGTAAAGCGACCTTACGGGCACATTTACTCTCGCTATATGAGCAGACAGGTGAAATGCCCGTCGAGCTTGAAAATGAGCCACCGAACGATGCGGTGGCTTATTTATTGGGTTATTTCCAACAACTTTCCACGGCGAGACAGTGCGGAATGAGCTTGAACCCGCTGACTTTTACGGAAATAGAGGCGTGGGGCAGGCTCTATAAAATGAAGCTCGACAGTTGGGAAATTGATGTGATTAAGCAATTGGATTTAATTTATCTCAACACGCAAATGGAGCATTGATGGAAACCTTAAATTTTAGTCCTGATTATCAAGCGAGCAAAAAGCAAAGCCCGAAATTGAGTGAAGTTGATTTTGGCGATGGCTATACCCAATCTCGCCCGCAAGGGTTGAACCATAATCGAGCCACCTTTAGCCTAACTTTTAGCGGCAATATTGCCAAGATCAAGCAGATTGATGATTTCCTCACTCGCCACGGCGGCTATCAAGCCTTTCTCTGGACGCCACCTTTTGGTCAACAGGGGAAATATAAATGTAAAGAGCATCAAATTACCTACCAACAAAGCTATTGGCAACTGACTGGCGAGTTTGAGGAGGTCGTTTCATGACCGCAAATATCACTCCAACATTTCAGCTTGAACTGGCAAAGCTCGAACAAACAGCGTTGCTTGACTTATTCGAAGTCGATATGCGACAGCTTACGGGCAAGGATGGCAATCGTGGCGAGCTGTTCCGTTTTTATGCGGGCACGAATGAACTCACTCAGCCGATTATTTGGCAAGGCAACCGCTATACGCCCTTTGGCATCAAGGCAGAAGGCTTTGAAATGTCAGGACAGGGGGCGAGCAATCGACCCACGCTCACGGTCGTCAATTTTGATGGCTTTGTGACTGCACTCTCGAACAACTTCGAGCAATGCTTAGGTGCGATTGTACGCAGACGGCAAGTGTATGCCCAATTTTTAGATGCCGCAAACTTTAAAGCGGGTAATCGCAATGCCGATCCACAGCAAGAGCGAGTCAGTTATTACCTGATTGAGCAATTAACCACGCTCACGCAAGATATGGCGACCTTTACGCTGGCGTTGCCGACCGAAACTGATAATGCCTTGATTAACAAGCGAACGATTTTAGTCACGTGCCCGTGGGTGTATCGCTCAACCGAATGCGGTTATACGGGCAGACCTGTTGCAGATGAAAAAGACCAACCGACCACCGACCCCAAAAAAGATAAATGCTCAGGGTGCTTGCGGGGTTGTCAGCTACGTCATAACACCCTCAATTATGGTGGGTTTATTGGAGTCAATAAATTGGGGTAAGGTGAGATTTGTGAATAAGATCACATAACTTATGTTGTATGCTTGTCAAAAGTAGTTTAACATACACCATATAGCAAGGAAGCTCATCTTAGTGATGAGCTTTTGATATCTTAGGAGTTAATGATGAAAAAATTCACAAGCAACTTTGTAATAAAAAAGACTAATGACTTAGTTAATAAAATCTATGTAAGATTATTTCCATCAGAAATCCTTCCTGAAACAGTAGAGAATGGTCCATTAGTATTTCATAGAAATGGGAATGTTTCTTTAAATTATAATGATGAGCAAGTCAGAAATAATATTAAAAAACATATGAAATCACTTGAAAAAATCACGGTGGAAAAACATTAAGTGGCAATATTAATTGTGATGCTCATTTTAATTCTCGGATATTATTATTCGAGCAATTATCTTCCTGAGCGCTTTAAATTAAAGCGGAGTAGTGGTTGGGAATCTTATGTTTTATTAGGTTCTCATGGTGTTAAATTTGTTATTAGAGGAATCATTTTTACATTGGTTGTATTTGGATTCCTTTATATTGTTTCAGTTCTCTTAAATGTTCCTATCTATTTAGGCTTCCATTATCAACGGTTTTCTCTAGAAGATTATTTAATCACGGATATTTTAGAGATTAAAGTTTACTATTTACTGATTACACTAGGTGCTCTTTTAGCTTGTCGAACAGAACTTAACCAGAAAAAATTAGATACTAGTCAAATTTATCAAGAGATGAGTAGTGCCAATAATATTGTTAATTTACTTTTCTCTGCGATGAATTCTCAAATTCCAGTAAAGGTCTCGCTAAAATCGAAAAAAGTATATGTTGGTATTGTTGATGGTACACAGTTCTCTTCAGCAGACTTAGAAAATATTGTGATTATTCCTTATTTGAGTGGATATAGGCATAAAGATCAATTAAACATTATTTTTGATTGTAATTATTTATCAGTTTATCAAAAATACAATATTTCTCATACTGAAAGTGAAGATAAGTTAAATTTGAAATATTTTCGAAATGTGATTAGAGTATCAGAAATTGAATCAATATCACTGTTTGATATGAAGTATTTTGATGACTTTGAACGTATAAATGCAGAAAAAACAGAATAACCATCAATTTTATCGCCCATTTAGGTTTTCCTAGATGGGCTTTTTATTGGAAGCCAAGATGAAAATTCCTTATAAATTAAAATTTGAAATTCTTTACTATTGCCAAACCGCAGAGCCGAATGAAGCCTGCGGTTTTGTTATTTTAAGTTATCAGACAAGCAAACCCACCTTTTTACCTTGTGAAAACGTGGCAGCCGATCCGCTCAATTTCTTTGAGATTTCGCCTGAGGAGCAAATCGAGGCGGAAAAATTGGGGTGGATTGAGGCGATTGTCCATTCACACCCGAACGGCGAACCTGTGTTATCGCTTGCCGACCGTCAGATGTTCGCCCACACCGATTGCGATTGGCTGTTAGTCTGTGAGGGTAAATTGCAACGTTTCCCGAAAATTGACCCGCTTGTTGGCAGAACCTTTGAGCACGGCAAAACCGATTGCTACACGCTGTTTAAAGATTTCTACTTTTTAGCGGGTTTAGATATGGACGAGTTCAATCGCCCCGATGAGTGGTGGCACAACGGGCAAAATCTTTACTTAGATAATCTCGAAGGGCAAGGTTTCAAGCGGTTAGATGCTCAGGAAACTTTGCAAATTGGCGATGTGATTTTGATGCAGGTAGGGGCGAACGTGCCGAATCACGCGGGCATTTACTTAGGAGAACAGCAAGTATTGCACCACAGCCCCAAACGGCTTAGCAAGCGAGATTTATACGATGGCTACTGGCTCAAACATACGCACTCGATTTGGCGACACCACAATGCTGAACAGTTGGATTTTTCCATTCCGCTCGGCATTTTAGGTTAAATTGGAAAAATCTGGCTGTAACCTGTTGGCATTTTGACGGCAAGGCTGAGTTCACCGCCCATTTTCTCAATGTAGCGTTTAAGTGTAGAGAGTTTAACATCATTGCCACGCTGTTCAATCTGAGCAATCGCGGATTGAGATACACCTACGGCTTGAGCCATCTCTTTTTGCGACAATGCTAGGTTTTCACGAATCATCGCAAGCCCTGTTTCTAAAATCAGTTCATCGGACATCTCTTTGATTTTTTGTTGAGACTCAGGTGTTTCACGGGCAATCATCTCTTCAAGGGTGTACATTTTTTTCATCTTATTGCTCCAAACTTTGTAAGTAGTCGGTAAATTCTGCATCGGCGATTTTAATCATTCGCTCATAAAATTGTTTGTCGTTACTTTTATCCCCCGCACAGAGCACAATAGCTTGTCTAAGTGGGTCGAAAGCGAAAAACGCTCGCAACGGCTTGCCTTTATGCTGAATGCGAAGTTCTTTCATATTCGGATATTTTGAGCCTTTTATCGTGTCAGCATAAGGACGTGAAAGCTGGTAACCATACATTTTCAAGTTATTGAGCGATGCAAACACCGATTGACGAACATCTTCGGTTTGCTCAAGCAGCCAGAGATTAAATCGTTCAGTAGCGATTACCGTCCATTGAGATTGTTTTTTCATTTTGTGGTTTTATTGGGTAAGTTTTATCTTATTTTATAATGTATAGATTATATTTTCAATAAGATACAAATTATATCTAAGGAGATATATGATCAAGATTAAATTTTACGGCTCACTCAAGCGTTTTGGCACGGATTTTCAGCTGGATTGCCAAACGGTGGCAGAGGCGTTAAAAGCCTTGATGAGCCAACTAAAAGGACTGCGTCACATGATGCAAAAAGGGATGTATAAAGTCCGTATTGGTTCGCAATATTTAGAAAAAGGCTTGCATTACCGCTTGAGAGCGGGAATGACGGTGCATTTTACCCCAGTGTTAAAAGGGGCGAAACGTGGTGGTGTATTTGGCGTGATTGCGGGCGTTGCTTTGATTGGTGCGGCGGTGTTACTCGGTCCTGTGGGAGGGATTATCGCTTCACAAACGGCAATGATGTTAGGCGGAATGGGGGCATCTATGTTGCTAGGTGGGGTGGCACAAATGCTGACTAAAACGCCGAGTATGGGGAGTTTCAATGAGCAAGAGAAAAAATCTTCGACGGCATTCAGCGGGCTACAAAATCGGGTCGCACAAGGGCAAGCTATGCCACTGGCTTACGGGCGAATTTTGGTGGGGTCGTTGATTATCTCGCAAGGGATTGAGACCTTTGATGTGGTGTAAGAGAAAAAAATAACCCGAAGCATTCTTATACTTCGGGTTATTTTATGCCCAGTTTAAGTTGGGTCTACGATGGTTGATCGCACAATCTTTGAGGTAAGAGTTAATAAGCGTTTGATAAGGAATCCCTATTTCGGCGGAGAGTGATTTGAAATAATCGACAGACTCGTCATCAAGGCGAATCGTGATAACCTTTTTCGCTTTAAGTTTTGCGGCATAAGGATTACGCACCGCGTGGCTGAAATCATATTCTTCTTTCATCGTATTTGCTCCTGATATTGTTTTGTCTCTCGTAACGTTGCTCGTCTGGCTGAAATAATGCGAATATTTTGATCACGTTCACAATGAACAACTACTAAAGTTCGATTTTTTTCACTCAATCCGAGCAGTAAAAAGCGTTCTTCATCAAAAGAGTGCTCTGGGTCTGGCATAAATAAGGCAAAATCATCATAGAAAACGGTGGTAGCTTCTTCAAAGGTTACACCGTGTTTTCGGATGTTAATCTCTGCTTTATTACTGTCCCATTCAAAACCGTCAAGCTCAAACATATACCAAACCTATAAATATAATGTAAATACATTATAAATCTCTATTCTAGAAAGTAAAGTTAAAAGCAGGCAAATTATGGGACTATTCCGCAAAAAGAAAAAAGCACATACGCCCGTTGAGGCAAAAGAGAGTGGACGCAGTAAACAACGTATTAAAATTGTGGAAGTGCTTTCAGAAGGGGAAATTGAAGGTTTAGTAGACGGGTTAAAATCGGTCTATTTAGATAAAACTCCGATTGAAGCCAAAGACGGTTCGTACTATTTCAAAAACGTGGAAATTGAAGGGCGTGAAGGGACACAAACCCAAGAGGTCATGCAAGGCTGATCTGCCCCCCAAAAGTTGGACAATTAGTTAACTTAAATATTGAGCTCTGTATTGTACTGGGCTCAATCCATTGAAACCAAGTTTAATTCGTTTTTGGTTGTAATACACTAAATATTCTTCAATTTCAGCCTGTAATTCAGCAATTGAATGATAAGTTTGTGAGTAAAAACACTCTGATTTTAATATCGCAAAAAAGCTCTCAATCACTGCATTATCGTAGCAATTTCCTCGGCGACTCATACTTTGCACCGCTTTACCCTCCAACATTTTCCCCCATTCCGCCGTACCATACAATACACCTTGGTCGCTATGAATAATCGGACATTCTGTCGGTTTAAGCCGACTAAGCCCTTGTGCTAACATCTTTTTTACCAATGAAAACTTCGGGCGTGTTGCAAAGTTATAGGCAATAATTTCTCGGTTAGCCAAGTCCATCAACGGTGAAAAATAAAGCTTTTCTTGCCCAACATGAAATTCCGTTACATCCGTTACCCATTTTTGATTGAGTGCCGTTGCGGTAAAATCACGATTCAGTAAATTCGGGGCAATATGCGATGTTTTTCCTCGTTTTCCATGTCTTTTCTTGCGTAAAATGGAATGAATACCTAACTCGTTCATCAGCTTTAACACTGTTTTATGATTCAAATTAAAACCCATTTGACATAATTTACACGTCAT